GGCCATGACACCACGCTTGACAATCGCGGCCTGCTCTGGCGTCAACGCCTGATTATGGATGTACACGGCGCGCGCATTAAGGACGATGCAGCCCTCGCCAGCCATCTTCACGGATTCAGCCGAGACCACGACAATGGAGCCGGCAGCATCATGGAGCAGCATCACTTCACCCCCAATGGCTCTCGGCCAAGCACGAAATCGGTGGAAACGTCGAAAAAGTCGGCTATGCGCGACACATCACGCAACGTGAAATTTGAGCGGCCATGGAATTTGTCGCTGATGGCCTGCTCGGAGACGCCTAGCTCATGCGCCAGATCGCGCTGTGTGACGTGATTGTCTCTCATGAGTTTTCTTATCTGACTAATCATTTAAAAACTTTCAGACTAAAGATTTGATGAAGTTCTAGACCAAAGATTAACCATATGACGTAGCCAACACGCCGAGTACTACGCTAAAACCGTAGTAAAATGAATTTCATGACAATGCTAGATATTCAGCCGAGCGCTACATTGCGCAGGCAGGACGTTGTTGCGATGAATACGAACATGATCTTGTCCAACAGCGGTTTAATGAAGAAGGACCTTGCTAAGGCAATGGGGCTCTCGCCGCAATCGATGGCGTCGAGGCTTCAGAGCAAGGCCGATTGGACCATTGACGAAACTTGCGCGGCGGCCGATTTCTTCGGCGTCCCGTTGATGGCTTTGCTGGATGAGAACTTAACGCCAGCAAAAGCCATGGAATATATAAAAAACCGCCGTTCCGATAATGGGAACGACGGTCAATTGGTAGCGGGGCATGGATTTGAACCATGGACCTCTGGGTTATGATCCCAAACGGCTCAAAACTAAGCCGCGAGAATCATAGCCGGGGCCTTCCATGCCCCGCCACGTAGGCGGAAGTCGTCAACGTTGACGACAGGCAAACCTCCATTCCCATCGTTATCGTTACGGCGCTCGCCGATGATGCTGAGCGCCTTGGCCGGCGTGAGAGTCGGATCAGTCAGGACGTCAAGGGAGACGCCCACGAACTCAGCCGCCTTCCACATGTCATTCAGTGCCCAGTTGCTCTCTCCTGACATCATGCGGGAGAGATTCTGTGGGCGTCTGCCGATGTATTCGGCGAGGTCTTTTCTGTAGCGCCCTTCAAGCTGCATCAGCATATTCAGGTTCAAAATCGCTATGTCCTGCGGGCTAGCTGCAACCTTTGGGGCTGTCATAGTTACCGTCATGCCCTTAATGATACGCAAAAGTGATTAGTAGCGCAAGAATCTCAGCATGTCGAATCAAAATCAAGACACGCCGAGAGTGCTCGAAATCGATTAGTGCGTGATATGGTTAGCAACCATGAACGCCAATCAAAAACGATTAGTGACGCTTGAAGGTGATAACCCAGCGTCCCGCATCTCAGGACTGATCGAGATGCGTCATTGCCTTCAGAAAGACGTGGCGCTCGCCATCGGTATGAGCGAACAAGTTTTCTCCAACAAAATGAACGGCCTCCGATCCTTCTCTGCAAAGGATTACAAGGCGCTCGCCGACTTCTTCAACACCAGTGTTGACTACCTCATGGGTCGCACCCTTGATCCGTGGCCGGTGGACGCTCGGCCGGAAGAGGTGGCGTCATGAAGGTGAAGGACAGGTACTGGGAGGCCGAGAACTCGATCCGCTTCGCGAACCCGGAGAAAGCGACCCGGCCGCTGCTGTGCGAGCCGAAAGTGTCCGAGGACGGCGTGCGTATCCGTCTGTGGCTGCGCGACCTCACGGGAACGGGGACTGGCGGCGCGATCGCCCTGCTGTCCCGCGACGAGGCGGCGGTCTTGGCGAATGCGATCGGCACTCGGCGCAACTGGGTCGGAGATAAGACCGACGACGCCTTGCCGCGCATCGGCGTGAGCGCCACCGAGACTTCCACGATAATCCGGTTCATGGAATGCGAGGGAGCGGGACACATCGCACTCCCTCTGGCGGATGGCGAGCGTTTGGCGTCGTGGTTGTACGACATGGCCGACGGCTGTTGGCGTGCCCACTGCGGATATGTGCCGGAGGTAGTGAAATGAGCGACAAGCTGATACGCCGTATCCTCATCGTCTGCGCCGGCGTGCTGGTTCTCTGTGGCGTGTTGATGGTGGTGCTGTCCCTGCTGTTCGCGCTCAGCAACGTACTGCAAGCGTGCATAGTCCGTCCCGAGTGCCCGAAACCTGTGGTCACTGTCGCGTTCGAGACACATGGCGATGGCGCGGACGGTACCGGCCATTGGGTGCGCATTGGAACACTCAAAGCCGATACCGTCCAGAATGGCGTCATTCCAGACCGCTCGCATCATCCGGGGCGCGATTCTCGGACTTCAACATGATCGCCAGATACGTTACCTCGCCGGCCGGGATCATCTGGAACCCGATTGGCTCCCAGCCGTCCATGGCCTCGGCAAGCTGTGGCGTCGAGCCTAGGAAGTCCACGGTTTGGGAGCTCACCGCCCCCGGCTCCGGCCCGAAGAACTCACTGCTTTTCTGACAAAAAGTCACCACTCGATATTCGTTGCGCATTGTAATTCTTCCTTTCCCCGCATGCAGCGGATTGTTTGTCTTGCAGCTTCAAGCCTACGCGGCGGGGAAAGGACCTTATCTTCTGAAAGGAACCCTCATGATCTGGTTCGTCATCTCCATCATCCTGCTGCTCTTCAGCGCCGCCGTCACCGGCGTCGCGCTGTCCAACAACGTCAAGGGGGCCGGCATCGGCCTCATTCCGGGCCTCGTCGGATTGCTGCTGCTGATCCCCGCATGCCTGTACTCCGTGGACGTGGGCGAGGTCGCGGTCATCCGCAACATGGGCGGCAGTCTGGCCGGTCATTCCGAAGACGCGGGCTTCCATTGGAAGACGCCGTGGCAGAGCATCGTCAAATACGACACCCGTAACAACCTCATCAACTTCTACAAGGACACCGATTACAAGTACGACGGCGGCAGCGCGGTCGGCAAGCAGGTCACCGTCAACGACAAGAGCGGCGCTTCCGCCGACATCGACATCCAAGTCAACTACAGCCTTGATCCGAGCGCGGCCGAATACCTGTACAGCGAGTACGGCAAGCAGCAGACGTTCACACAGAACTACATCAGCAACGATCTGCGTTCCGTGGCCCGCGAACAGTCCGGCCGATTCGACACCCTGACGATGCTCACCAACCGAGGCGAATACACGAAGGCTGTGCAGGATGCGCTGGCGGATAAGTGGAAGAAGATCGGCCTGACCGTCGAACAGGTCAGCGTGCAGGACGTGCGCTATGGCGAGGCCATCGTCAAGAAATACAACGAGGCCCAAGCGGCCAAGATCGACAAGCAGAAGGCCATGAACGAGCAGGAAGTCGCCAAGACCGAGGCCGAGATCAAGAAGATCAAGGCGCAGGGCGAGGCCGACGCCAACGCCGTGCTCAACGAGAGCCTGACCGACAACGTGCTCAAACAGCATTACATCGACGCTCTGTCCAACGCGGATCAGCTCGTCGTCGTCCCGGACGGCGCTGACACGCTCGTCCAGACCAAGTAAGGGCGGCGGATATGTTCAAGCGTTACCCGTATACGATCGGCCTGTTGCTGGTGGTTTCCATCGTCTGCTGTCTGGCGTGGCTGTTGACCCATGACGCATGCATGCACCCGTTGGGCAATGGTCTGGCCGCGTGGTGGGCGTTCGTCAACGCGCCCCTGTTCCTCGTGGGCCTCGTCGAAGAGGCGGGAGGAGAGGAATGAACTTCGATGCACTCGTCTGGCAGCAGTGGGTGATCCTCGGATACGCGCTGCTCGAACACTTCATACTCATCGGCACGCTGCGCGAAACGAAGGCCAAGCCGGGAGCGGTTATGTACCAGTTGCTCAGGCTCGTCATCCTCTGCGCGCTCGTGCTGACCATTTAAGGCTTGCCCGCCGCCATTGCGACCTTCCTTCCGATGCGGCGGGCGGCGACAAGGAACAAGTCGTTAACACCACCTCTCTCAATGATCGCGTCGCCGGTTCTCCCCACCGGCGGCACGCCAAGGGCGGGCAGGTTTGCCCCCGGTCGAGATTCGCGTCAGGCGGGCGCGGGCAAAGACCGGGAAGCCGTTCGATTCGGCCG